ATGGCCCGTATAGTGGGTTTTGCACCCACCACGCACCCACGGGAAGCCATGAAAGCCAAGCTGACTCAGAGCCTGCTGAACTCCCTGCAGACGACCGGCGCCACCTATGAGGTTCACGATACCACCGTGGTGGGCCTGTTTGTGCGCGTCACAGCGAATGGACACAAAGCCTACGTGCTGAGGTGGGCCAGGGGGAAAAAACGCACCTTGGGCCGCGTAGGCGTGCTGACGCTGGATCAGGCCCGCAAGGAGGCATTGCAGGATCTGGCCGAAGCTCGCGAACACGGCGAGCCCTTGGCCGTCGCCCTGGGCCGAAAGAACTCCACTACCCCCACTCTGCGCGACTTCATCGACGACCACTATTCGCCATGGATGGACACCCACCTGAAGAGCGCCAGCAAGACGCTGAACCTGATCAACGTGGGCTTCGCCGAGATAATGAGCAAGCGCCTGACCGAGATCACCCAGCGCGACCTAGAGACGCTGCGCATTAGCTGGCAGGCTGCCGGCAATACCGACAGCACCGCGAACCGGAAGATGGCTTCGCTGCGTGGCGCCCTGTCCCGGGCCGTGGAGTGGGGATTCCTCGATGACCATCCAATGGCACGCCTGAAGCAGATCAAGACCGACCGGGCCGGCCGCGTTCGCTATCTCCTACCCGACGAGGAAAAGCGCCTGCGCCAGGCTATGGAGGACCGCCAAGAGTCGATCCGAACCGACCGTGATAGCGCGAATCAGTGGCGAGCCGAGCGCAAGAAAGAGCGGCTGGCCGACCTGCGAGAAGTGCTGTTCGTCGATCACCTCAAGCCCCTGGTGCTGCTCTCGCTCAATACCGGAATGCGCCGCGGTGAAGTATTCAACCTGACTTGGGCCGATATTGACCTTACCAATAAGCTAGTCACTGTCGAGGGCGAGGGCGCGAAGTCGGGCCAGACGCGACATATCCCGCTGAACAAGGAAGCTCTGGAGACTTTGAAGGGTTGGCGAAAACAACATCCCCGGAATACCGGGTATGTATTCCCCGGCAAGGACGGCGAGCGCCTGGACAACGTGAAGAAGTCTTGGGAGGGGCTATTGAAACTCGCCAATGTGACGGGCTTTCGCTGGCACGATCTGCGCCACACGTTCGCGTCGAAGTTGGTTATGGCTGGCGTGCCCCTGAACACCGTGCGGGAACTGCTGGGGCACTCGGATATTACGATGACCCTGCGCTATGCCCACCTCGCACCAGACAGCAAGGCGGCGGCGGTGGAACTCATTTAGAACGGAATAATATCAGCGTCATCAATAGGTTTTATAGTTGGGCTGTTTTTATTCTTTTCTACAAACTCTAACAGCGAACTCCACCCCATCCTTACCCATCCATAGTTTATGGAGTCTTCTGTTGTATCGTAGGTCCCATCCTGATACGTATTCCAGAAGAACGGACTTGCCTTTATCGTCTCCCACACCCTGAGCTCATCATAAGTAAGAGCCTGAGGTATATAGAATGCCAACTTAACAAACCTGGTTGACTCATCTGTAGACCAGACCTTATCTATTAGGTCAGAAAAACTATAATCAGAGTTGGGGACGGCTTGTTGCGCAATAGCGTTTGAAATAGCCCATTCAATTACTGCGGTCAGCGATCTTTTCTGCTCCCGCCCCATGATGTCCAAAGCGAATTTAATCTTCGGATCGATGCGAATCCCCACGCTCACGGTCGTGCTGGTTTCGCCCTTCTTTTTGGTCGGCTTCGTAGCCATCTCGTCCTGCCTTACCTGAGCGACCAAGGTCGCTGTCAATTTACGCATAAATCGCGATCTGATCGAAGCGTGGCCTACGAGCAAAAAATAGTCAATCCAGTTATGTACAGTGACGTATAGCAATTGCTTGCACTGTTTGAATTTTGCGGTGTAGCCTAGCACCTACTGACGACACCCGCGTCAGCAAGGAGAGCTACCTATGAACCAAGCAGCAACCGCCTCCCCGCTCGCCGTCGGTCCCGAAGAGGCCGGCCGGATCAGTGGGCACACCCGTTCCGCAATCTACGAAGCCATCGCCCGCGGCGACCTGCTGAGTTTCAAGTCCGGCAAGCGTCGGCTGATCCTCATCAAGGAGCTGGAGGCCTGGCTGAATCGCATGGCGAAGGAGAACGCACGTTGACCATTCGCCTCTTCGATCACGCTGGCGCTGTACTCGGCCAGCTCCACCTGCCGGCGTCCACCCGCCTGGCAGATCTCGCAACCCTTCGCATCCTGGGTGCCACCCGGGTGGAGGTAATCCAATGAACACCGTGGAAAGCATCGCCGACGACGGCATCGAGCACGCCCGTTATTGCACTGAGCAAGCCCGCTGGCTGAATGCCTTGGGCACTTCCATCTGCGACGCTCTGGTCGGCGGTAAGGCGAGCCCTGATATCCGGGCAGATCGCGCCAAAGAGTTGGCCAGCCTGATCTGCTACCTGGCGCACAACCTCATCCACTACTCGGAGTCTCGCGCCTCCGAAATGGAGAAGGAGCTTGCGGCGCTGCAGGCGCAAGGTGGCGCGCAATGAATATCTATCCCCTCGGCCATGAGTCCGCGAGGCTCATGAGCGAAGCCGGCTATGCCGTTGACGTGATCAGCAAACTAATCCTTGAGGACCAGTGCCGGAAATCTGATCGCGACCGGGAGGGTTATCTCAGCGACTACGACCTTGGCGGGCTGCTCGCCGCGCTCACCGTTGCCGGTAACAGCCTGCAGGAGTGCGAAGTAGGCGCGCCGTCGCCGGCGCCTGAAAGGCGTGAAATGGAGAGCGCGTCGTGATGAAGAAGGGAGAGAAGAGTGCCCAAAACGGAGCGGCAACTCCGTCTGGGCGGTACACATTGGATAGCACCAAGTGAGGTTGAGACTATGGCATCACACTCGTCCACCGAGCAAGACCGCAAAATGATGGAGGCGCTGCGTAAAGGCCCCATCACCACCCTGGAGGCGGCCAACGACCTGGATATCGTTCACCCGCCGAACACGATCCGCCGCCTGCGCAACAAAGGGCACGAGATCATCACGCACTGGACCTACCAGGCTACCGACCCCGGGCGTCCGCCCCACCGGGTAGCTAAGTACGTCCTGCTGCGCGAAGCGTCCTAAGCGTGATCGACTGGCGGGCTTCGGCCCGCTGGTTCCTGCCTGCGAGCTGATGAATGGCGAAGAAAGCCAAACCGAAGATTGATTGGGGTCCGATGGGCGCCTTCGTGATCCCGAAGGCCCTGATGGCGCACCCTGATTTCCGCGACCTGTCGCCGTCTGCACTCAAGGTTCTGATGGTGCTCGGCTACCAGCTCAACGGGCGCAACAACGGCGACTTGTCCGCCACTCACGTGATGCTTCAGGAGTGGGGAGGGATGGCCGAAGCAACGCTATCGAAGGCTCTGAAAGAACTGCAGGAGCGTAATCTGATCGTGAAGACCCGCACCAACTACAAAGGCCGGGATGGCGCTCGCTGCGCTCTGTACGCCGTAACCTGGGCGCCCATCGATGAATGTCCTGGCAAGATGCTGGAAAGCAGCCCGACCGTCACTGCCCCGCGCAAACTGACCCTCTAATTTAGATTTCGACCAGCTTCAAAAATTGAAGTCATTGGCTTCAGAAAATGAAGCCTTCTATTCCGGTTCCGTCTGGTTCATTTTTCGACCCTCAGGAAGGCTTCAAAAAATGATGCCTTATTGAGGGTTTTCGGGGTTTTGTAGCTTCAAAAATTGAAGACCCTTATAAATTACCACCTGCTACGGTGACTGTTCACAGCACGAAATAGCCCCTCGGGTGCTAGTGCCACGTCAAACACCGCAAACCACTGGAGGAAACTCATGTCCATCGAACGCCCGAAGGGTATTCCCATCGCTGTAGGCCACCGCATTGTCAAAGATGACCAAGAGCCTCAAATCGACCCCTATGGATTGGCAATGATTGAATCGCTATGCGGCAGGCTCCAGACCTTGCACTTCGCAGAAGACGATGAGGGACTTAAGGAGAAGTTGGGGCACGTGATGGAGTATGCCGAGAGCATCGTCGATCGCTACAGCTAACGCGCTCAGTGGACTGGTGTGGCACTGAGTGCCACACCGTGGTGGAAACACCAGCCGTCCCAAAGGTCCGCATTTCAAATGCTACCCTTCCGAACTGCCGTTTCAAACGGAACTTGGAACCCAGTGCTAACCGGCTGGGTTTCTCCTGGGTTTCCGCCCCGGATTGGAAAGTGGGCAGATCCTCCCCTTTTCCTAAAGATCGGAATCCCGGCTTTACCAGCACGAAACGTGTACGTCTGGTGACGATGGCTGGTACCGGAAAATCCGGCGTCAAAAGTGACCCCGCCTCACCTTTAAATCCCTCTGATCCGAGGTATTTAAATCCCCTGGTTTCGGGGTATTTGCCGATCCCCCAACGCTCGCGCCAATACCATTCGTCGGGAAAATTTCCGCGCAATCGTGCTCCCAAATCCCATTGAACAACACCGGACAACGCTCGCTTTCATCGCACTCTAACTGTATGGATTTACAGTAATCAGCCTTTTATGGTGGCCATAGGAAAACCCCTTTCCTGCCACCTCTAGAGGCTTACTCGACATGAAGTTGCACCAACTCCGCGAGCAGCGCACCGCCAAGGTCGCCGCGATGAAAGACCTGGTTGACGTTGCCGCCGCTGCTGGCCGCGACCTCACCGCCGACGAGTCCAAACAGTTCGACACCCTGAAGGCTGAAGAACGCTCCCTGTCCACCCAGATCGAGCGCGCCGAGTTCCTGGCCGATGCCGAACGCCGCGCAGCCGGAACCCCTGCCTCCGGCAACGACGTTGCCGACTTCGACCGCCTGGCCGGCTCCGTCTCCGTGGTGAAGGTGATCCGCGCCCAGATGGAAGGCCGCAGCCTGGACGGCGCCGAGGCCGAATATGCGAAGGAAGCCGAGCGCCGCACTGGTCGCAAAGCCCAGGGTATCTTCGTTCCGATGGGCGCCCTGGAGACTCGCGCCAACACCACCACCAGCGCCACCGACCTGGTGGGCACCGACCACCGCGCCGACCAGTACATCGGCCCGCTGCGTGACCGCCTGTTGGCCCGTTCGCTGGGCGTGCGTGTGCTGTCCGGCCTGCAGGGCGATGTGTCCATTCCGAAGTTCGGCACCGGCCTGACTACCGGCTGGGTGGCAGAAGGCGGAGCGGTACCCGAGGGCAATATGACCTTCGACGCCGTGACCCTGACCCCGCGTCATGTGGGTGGCAAGACCGAGATGAGCCGCCAGCTCATTCAGCAATCGGCCCCGGCCATCGAGCAACTGGTCCGCGACGATCTGGCGTACCTCATCGCCAAGCAGATCGACTCCGCACTCATCTACGGCGGCGGCACCAATGAACCGGTGGGCGTGCTCAACACTGCCGGCATCCAGACCGCCAACCTCGCCACCCTGACCTGGGCCAACGTGCTGGGGATGCTGGAGAAGGCCGAGATCGCGAACGTCGATGCGGTGAACTGGCTGACCAACCCCGCCGCCAAGACCAAGCTGGCGTCCACCCTGAAAGAAGCCGGCCTGCCAGGCTACCTGCTGGAGAACGGTCGCATGGCCGATCTGCCGCTGTACTCCACCAATCAGGTGCTGAGCGACAGCAACGGTACTCCGGTAATCCTGGGCGACTGGTCGCAGGTGCTGCTGGGCATCTGGAGCGAGATCGACATCCTGGTGAATCCGTACGCCGAACCTGCATACACCCGTGGCGGTGTTCAGGTTCGCGCGATGGCCACCTGCGATATCGCCCTGCGCTACCCCGAGGCGTTCGTCGTCGCCACCGACCTGAGCGCCTGACCATGGAACGGCGAGCATTCAGCATTGAGCAGAAGGGCCGCACCCTGACCGGGTACGCGGCTCGTTTCAACTCCGAGGCGAACATCGGCGACTTCGTGGAGGTGATCCGCCAAGGTGCCTTTGCGCGAACGCTCGCCGCTCCCTCTGCCGTGAACATCCGTGCCATCTACGAACACGATGACACGGCATTGCTGGGCCGCGTCGGCGCCGGCACCTTGCGCTTGGTTGAGGATGACGTGGGCCTAGCTTTCGAGCTGGACCTGCCCGATACCACGCTCGGGCGGGATCTGGCCGAACTGGTGAAGCGTGGCGATGTAGCCGGCTGTTCGTTCGGCTTCATGGTCGCCAAGGATTCTTGGCTGCCAGGGCCGCTGCGTGAGTTGCGCGACGTGGACCTGTTCGAGATCACCCTGACCTCTCGCCCGGCGTACGACAGCACCAGCGTGTCGCTCCGCTCGCTTGCGTTCGGTCGCCTTAACCTGGCTCGCCGCTACCTGGAGGCCGTCGCGTGAAGTTCCTCGACCGTCTGCTCAAGCGCAACACCACTCCGACCTATGACACCTACTGGAATCAGTTCACCGGCGCGGACGTGGCCGGCGTCACCGTGAACGTGAACAGCACCGAGTCAATCAGCGCTGTATATGCCTGCGTGGCCGCAATCTCGGAGAGTGTGGGAAGCCTGCCCCTGAACCTCTATCGCAAGACCGATAGCGGGCGCGAGAAGGCCACCACCCACCCGCTCTATCGCCTGCTCCATGACCAGCCGAACGAATGGCAGACGGCCCTCGAGTTCCGCGAGCAGATGCAACGCCAGATCCTTCTGCGTGGCAACGCCTTCGCCGAAATCAAATGGTCGCCATCGGGCCGAGTGGAATCGCTGGTCCCTCTGCATCCGCTCAATGTCACCGTCTCTGTGAGCGATACCAATCGCTTGCTGTACGACGTGACCGACCGCAAAGGCCACGTCCGCCGCCTGCTGGCCGATGAGGTTCTGCACCTGCGCTACCACTCCGACGATGGAGTTCTCGGACGGTCCCCGATTGCCGTTGCCCGCGACACCATCGGGCTGGCGCTGGCCGAGCGCACCCACGGGGAACGAATGTTTGCCCAGGGCACCAAGCTGTCGGGAGTGATCGAGACTCAGCCGGGCACTACCAAGGACCAAGCCAAGCAGATCCGCGAGAGTTGGGCCGAGGGCTACGGTTCCGTGTCCAACCACGGCAAGACCGGCGTACTGCCGCAGGGCGCCACCTTCAAGACGGTGAGCATGACCCTGGAGGATGCCGAGTGGATCGAGGCCCGCCGCCTGAGCGTGGAGGAAGTGGCCCGGCTGTTCCGTGTTCCGCCTGTGCTGATCGGCGACCTGCGCGAGGCCAACTACAGCAACGCCGTGGAGCTGGGCCGTTACTTTGTAACGCACACCCTACGCCGTCACCTGGTGCTCTGGGAACAGGCCATCAACCGCTCCCTGATTACCGACACCGCCCACTTCTTCGCCGAGTTCAATGTCGAGGGCCTTCTGCGTGGCGACTCGCTGAACCGCGCGCAGTTCTATGACTACGCTCTGAAGGACGGCTGGATGCTCAAGTCCGAGGTGCGCCAGCTCGAGAACCTCCCAGCTATTCAAGGAATCAACGATGCCCAACAAGAAGCCGCGCCGCCTGCAGACACTTCCCCCCAGGCTGAAGGAGCTCGACCCAACCAAAAGGCTCAAGAGTCTGGAAGACCTCAAGGGGGAGCAGCATGAAGCCCCCGAAGAGAAAGGCGAGTTCTACGTATCTGCCGAAGGCGAGAAGTATTTCATTATCCAGCGCCGCATGGCGTCGGATGAGGAATCAGGTTCTAGCTGAGGAACCCCTGTGCCGTATGTGCGCGGCTCGTGGTCTTGTGGTGCCCGCCACTGACGTTGACCACATCCAAGACAGCCGCGCCGACTACAGCGACGACAACAGCCGCGCCAACCTTCAACCCCTTTGCCACGAGTGCCACTCACTCAAGACCGCCCGCAGCATGGGCAAGAGCGTGACACTGGGCTGTGACGTGTCCGGCCTGCCTGTAGATCCTGCGCATCCGTGGAACAGCGAAAGATCACCAGAAACCGCTGGTCTGAAGACCGCGCCCGACCTGCTCTCTTATCGCTAACTGCCATGAAGACCACGCCCCGCCGCCCCCGCTCTGACAGCGCCAAAGCCGCCACTGCCGCCGCCCAGGCCGCCGCCCTTGGGCCGATTGCGCCGCCTGCCTGTGTGCGTGTGTGTGATCGCTCTCGGCCCTTCTGGGATGCCATCGTGCTTGCCCGCCCCCGCGACACCTGGACGGAAGCCGACCTGATCTTGGCCGCGAGCCTGGCCCGTGCCTATGCCGATATCGAGCATTTGCAACAGCGCATCGACGACGACGGCCTGCTGCTGGAAGACGGCAAGCCGAACCCGGCGTGCGACCTGCTGGACAAGATGACCCGCCGCGCGCTGGCTACCGCTCGCCAGCTCAAGGTGGACACCATCGCCACCGTGGGCAAGGCGCAGGATATCCACAAGGGAGCGGCCCTGGAGCGCACCGCTCGCACCCGCCTCGATGACGATCTGATTCCGACGCTGGGGACTGTGCAATGACTCGCGCCGAGAAGATCATCGCCTTCATCGAGCGCTATTGCGTGACGCCCGAAGGTGCCGACGTGGGCAAGCCGCTGGTGCTGGCCGAGTTTCAGCGCACGTTCATCCGCGACGTGTACGACAACCCGGCTGGCACCCGCCGCGCCATCCTCAGTGTGGCCCGGAAGAACGGCAAGAGTGGTTTGATTGCCGGCCTACTGCTGGCGCACCTGGTCGGCCCGGAAGCCAAGCAGAACAGCCAGCTAGTGTCCGGTGCGATGAGCCGCGACCAGGCCGCCCTGGTGTTTAACCTGGCCGCCAAGATGGTTCAACAGTCCGAGGGCCTGAGCCAGATTGTGCGCATCGTGCCGAGCGGCAAGCGCCTGCTGGGGCTGCCCCTGAATACCGAGTTCCGCGCCCTTGCCGCGGATGGTAGGACCGCGCATGGATTGTCCCCGGTGCTGGCTATCCTCGATGAGGTGGGCCAGGTACGCGGCCCTCAATCCGACTTCGTGGACGCCATCATTACCAGTCAGGGCGCGCATGCTGACCCGCTGCAGATCGTCATCAGCACCCAGGCCGCCAACGATGCGGACTTGCTGAGTAGCTGGATTGACGATGCCAGGGCCAGCAGCGACCCGCGCATCGTCTGCCACGTCTACGAGGCCCCGAAGGGCTGCGACCTGCTGGACGTGGAAGGCTGGAACGCCGCGAACCCTGCCCTTGGCCTGTTCCGCTCTCTGGACGATCTGCGCGAGCAGATGACCCAGGCAGCCCGTATGCCGAGCATGGGCAACACCGCCCGCAACCTGCTGCTGAATCAGCGTGTCAGTCTCGACAGCCCATTCATCAGCCCGGACGTGTGGGCAAGCTGTAGCGGCGATCCTGAGCCGTTCGACGGCCCGGTGTATGGCGGCCTCGACCTGTCCGCCCGTACCGACCTCACAGCTCTGGTGCTCATTGGCAAGGTGGCCGGTAAGTGGCAGGTGCGCCCCTTCTTCTGGACGCCCGAACAGGGCTTGTACGACCGCGCCAAGCGCGACCGTGCGCCCTATGACGTGTGGGTTCGGCAGGGCTTCATCCGCACCACCCCGGGGGCGACCGTTGACTATGAGGCCGTCGCCCTGGATGTGGCCGAGATCCTGGCCGACTTGGATGTGTCCGCCATCGCCTTCGACCGCTGGCGCATCGACCTGCTGAAGAAGGAGCTGGAACGCATCGGCCTGGAACTGCCGTTGGTGCCTTACGGCCAGGGCTTCAAGGATATGTCCCCGGCCCTGGATGCACTGGAGGCCGAGCTACTGAATGCCCGAATTGCCCACGGTGGGCACCCGGTGCTCACGATGTGCGCCGCCAACGCCGTGACGACTCAAGACCCAAGCGGCAACCGGAAACTGGATAAGTCGCGCCGCACCGGGCGCATCGACGGCATCCAAGCCCTTGCTATGGCCTTCGGTGCCGCGCAGTCCGCCGAGGCCCCCATAGAAATTGATACAGAGGTGTTTTTCGTATGACCCTGGAAGAAGCCAAAGAGCACCTGCGTGTCGTCCACGACCTGGAAGACGACCTGATTCAGACCTACCTCGATGCGGCTCTCGGGCACGTTCAGATCTACCTGGGCGACGACCTGCCTGATCCTCTGCCGAAGCCGGTAGAAGCCGCCGTGCTGTTGCTGATGGCCGACCTGTACCTCAACCGTGAGCGCCAGGTGGACCGCGTGCTGAGCGAGAACAGCGCCTATGCCCTGCTGCTCAACCCCTATCGCTCCATGAGCGTGACGGAATGAACGCCGGTCGCCTTCGCCATCCGCTCAACCTGCAGCGCGTGGAGGTAGTACAAGATCCCGTCACGGGTGAAGTGATCGAAGATTGGGTGACTGTGAGCAGGGAGTGGGCCAGCATCGAGGGCGTGTCAGGTCGCGAGTTCCTTGCCGCCAGTGCGGAACAGGCCGAGACGACCTATCGCATCACCATCCGCTTCCGCGATGACCTGGACGCCACCTGGCGCCTGGTATCGGGAGCGACCACTTACGGAATCGAAGCGATCCTGCCAGGCAATCAACCCGTCTGGCTGGTGCTTATGTGCAAGACGCTCTAA